TAACAATTTGATAACATTTTTAATACCATTTATGGCGGTTCCACCAGCCCAAGGCTCGGCAAGGGGTTTGGTAACGGGTCTTTATGTAGGCAAAACCCAGCCTAATTTGCGCTGGAACGCTCGTAGCGGGGTTTAAACCAAGAATCTGAGGAATCCCCCCAGCGTGTAGTTTGACGCGCTTACCATCCCGTATCTGGGTTACGGGCGTACTGTTAAACGCCTCTTGCCGCCAGTTGCTCTCATTTGTCCAGAGTTCGTTCAAGCAATCCCATTGATTCAATTTCCACCCATGTACGGCTAGTTGCGCCCTGGCATGAGCCTTCGCTTGCGTTGGTGTCTGGATACTAATTTGCGGACTAAACGCCATTGCGGGTGTAAATACAACGGTGCTAACGGCTAACGCCGCGACTAAAAAGCACCGCCCTAGGAACTTAACCCTAGACCTGTTTCCCCGTTTCGCTCTTGCCTACCATGATTTGCCCCCTTTGATTAGATTCAGCATAGCCGTTTCCTTTCTCGGTTTGGTGGTTAATTTTACTACAGGTCAAACATGATTCCTGTGTAAACAACATCCATGCCCCGCAATAAATACAACGAGTTATTGGCTCGCTCATTTAAACGAAGCCATGATTTCAGCAACTTCAGCGTGTAAATCTGCCAAAGTTCCATTGTTAGCAACATACTGGTCAAAATCCCATGAATCCATATCAGTTTCAGATCGGTGAATATTTATCGGCGCGTCTTTTTCAATTCGGCTTATTCGCCAAATTTCGCCATGCTTCCATTTAATTTCCTCGGCTTCATTGCGAAACCTTACATCTGAAATAACTATGTTGTCCTCAGGTCGAACGGCAAACATTGTAAGTTCAACCCAAAGTTGCGGGTCAATTAAATCGCGCCCAACTTCAGAACCTAAAACTTGTAGCAATCGGCGTACTTCGGGAACTTGTTTGGCACCTTCCCAGCCATATTTTTCAACTGCGTGTTGTAATCGCATACCATCCAGGCTAATAAGCGGGTCTAAAATATAAGCCGCTTTTTTAATTATGTCGGCAAACGCAATGCGCGTGTAACCATATTCCTCTACAAGGATTTGCGCCACAGTATCTTTACCAACTTGTGCGTATCCACTCAATCCAATAATCATTTGTTGTCCTTTTATTCGTAGGTAATAATTTCGGCACTATTATTAAAATTAAGTTCAATTTTGTTATACCCACAAAATCCGCACCGCCATTGAAAAGTGCGCATAATAAAGTAATCGCTTTGACAACCCTTACTTTGATATTCTCGTGTCGAATGTTCTTGAAATACAACGCAATCTTTTCTTTTACATTTTTTACAATTAAAAAGCCTTGTTTTTTTCATTAGCGGTTATCCGTTTTATAAAATCCTGACCCTTTAAAATGGGTAGGAGTTGCGCTAATAACTTTTGCCATTACGCCTTTACAATTTTCAGTTGAACATTCATGGATTTCGTCAGCGTGAAAACTGTGAGCAATAATTTCATGCGCACCGCACACCTTACATTTATAGTCATATCTTGGCATTAAAAAAGCCTACCTTCTAATTCGGAAACAATCCAAATAATACATTGGTTCCCTGATTCATTAGTACGCGTTCTACCTGAATCCATAATTAAACCGTCACGCACTAAACTTACTCGAGTCGGTCTAATCGTGTCACCGCTTTTGCCAAAATGCTGTTGAAGTTCTTGATCTGTTGCGCCATTAAATCCGCAATTTTGTAGATATAAATAAAGTTGCTTACGCCATCCACCACTTTTGCCTAAAGCCTTTTCTGCCGCGGCTTGAGAAGTATGTTGGTGACCTGCGATTATTACATTTCGATCTATTAACTTAGGCATTGGGTTCACCTAACGCAATCTTGGCGCATAAATCCTGAACCGTAAGTAAAGAATTTTCTAACCCATGTTTCATAATTTGTGTACGGTTATCAGTTAAAGGTAACGCGCAAATTTCATTATAAATGCGCGTTCTGATTTCTCGTTCTAAAACTTTAATTGTCTTTTGTACCGCCTCATAACCAGCAGGAGTATCAAGCAATAATTGACCATCTTTAATTTGCCAATGGTTTTCCTTACATACAAATTTCACGATTTTCCCCGCCTTCTAGTTTGGTTAGTATTAATAAAAATAAAGCCGATAATATTGGTGCGCCAAATACAATTAACAAAATCATGCGCTTACCAAACACAATCCCAAAATATGACGGCTTTTTATTTCAGCGATAGCCGCCGCTTTTGTCGGCGCGTCCTCTATTACAAAATTGTCAAACCAATCAGGAACCCAAGTTCCGTTAATTTGCTGGCACTCAGATCGGTGGTAAACATCCCAACCATCTTTATGTTTCCAATAAACTAAATCGCAACATCTTTTCATATTAAGAACCTATGTTTGCCTCTCGTTATATCAAAGCCCGTATGCCCTGATATAGATAACAATAGACTTTTTTTGACCAAATACAAGAACCAAATGGCTATTTTTTTGTATTGTTATCAAATCGTTATATTCGAACAAGTGTTCGTTATAAATCGTCAAAACCGCCCGTAATGACAATTTCAACGCCTTGCCAATCGGCATAAGCCTTCGAAGCAGTTATGTGGATTACCTGAGAATCGTCTATGTAAGCAACCCCAGTTAGCGCGTCTAAAATGGAACGGATTTGTTTATCAAGATCGGGTGGAACGGTCGGTTCATCTCGTTTAACCGTTTTGGGTCGGGCATATTTAAAATCCATAGAAATACTAATAGCCCCTGAAATCGGGGTACACCCAGCCCGTTTTGCCGCAAATGCGACTAACGATCGCCAAGCCATTAACTCTTTTGTTTTGTTATGGACTACGCGATTATTAAAGGCTCGCATGGAACCTTGTTGAATTGGCTTGCCTTCAATTTTGAAGGCAATGCTCACAATTCGATAATCACCTGACCGTCTATTGGAACGCACTTAAATACCTTACCGCCATCTGGCTTTTGAAGCATTAAGTCGTAACAATAAGTGTCTTTTTCAATGTAATCCACGACACATGGAACTTTGTTGTCCACAATCGTATCTCCATGTTGAACACTAGCAACGCTTAGAACTTTGGTCATAGTTCCCCCTTTGCCTTACAAGTATAAATTACTTACGGTGTTATAGGTCATTACAGGCGATTAGACACGCCGTAAGGTTTGAGCCATATATCTACCCATAAAAGCCATTAAGCCTCGTCTATGGGTCGCCCAAGCCCTTTTTTAAGCATATCTCGTACATAGTCAGGCATTGGTACGGCTTTTTGATTTTCAAATTCCTCAACCTGAAAAGATTTAGGTACTGGGGTTGCTGGGCTAACCGCTGGAGTCATTTTGCGAGCCGCCTGAATCAGCGTATTGCGAGTCACTATTTGACCTTCGATTGCTACTTGTTTTACCAATGGCGCAATCTTTTCGTAAGTGACCTCTTTTAATATTTGCGCAAGTTGCCCAGCCATCTGCGGTCGCCCAGGAGTTATTTCGCCCGTGAAATTATCAAAATAAATTTTCATTAATTCTTGTATTTGTTTACCTTGTGATTCTGGAATCATCTGATCCTCTTTGGGTACTTCATATCAAACTCGCCCCATTCTCTTGTAACGGATTGAACAATATCTCTTAGTTCGGCAAAACTTTTAGACATACCTTGTATGTCCATGTGGAATCTGTAAATAACTTTGTTGTTAGTTCCTCGATACAAATGGTCGCGTTCATCCTCAGCAACGCCACCCCAGAATCCATAGCGTTCATATTTTGCGCCAATTTGTAAACATTCGCGTTGAATTGGGCAATCAAAACACATACGCCGTAAATGATTAAAAGATAATCCTTCATCAAGTAATTCTGTTTTTTGTAAGTAAAAAAGGTTTGTATCAAGTCCTCGACATGACGCTCTTTCCCAATTTACTTGATCGCGGGTTATTTCGCTGGACATCCAACCACTCCTGACGGATCGTAATATTCGCAAAAATCTTTACAAAATTGTTTAGGTCGCTCTGGTTCTGGCGGATAAATTGTGTTTTGTAAATCTTTAATCCATTGAATACCTTTTAACGCTTCATTGCGATCATAAGGAACTTCGTGAATCTTTACATCTTTTAGCCAACCATCTCGAGGAATAGCAACTAAAGCCACGGTATTAACTTTATATCCCGCTTCCTCGACTAAATACCCATACAGTTGAACTTGAATTTTTTGTTGTTCGCTGGGGAATTTTGCCATATTTTTTTTAGTAGTTGTTTTCCAATCTACAACTGTGCCCGAGGATTTAATAAATAAATCGCAATGACCTTTTAAATCAGCCGTTTGGAATCCTTGTTCAATAATAAAATCATCCCCGAAAACATCCGCTTGTTTCATTGCTTCGGCTAAAGTTGCGTGAACGGCTGTACCAATAATTGCCGCAAGCGACTCAGTATCTAAATTGGTTTTTGGCATTTGGCGTTGGATCATCCAAGCCTGTCGCCTACAACCGTAAACAGACGAAGCACCTAATTCGGTTTGTTGTGATCGTTCTCGAGCGTTGTCATTTTCAATTAACGCAGTTTTAAGTAA